TCTCTGGTGGTTCGTTTGTGTCGGGTGACGGCGTTACCCTGTTCAACACCGCTCACCCTCTGGTGTCTGGTGCCACAAACAACAACACGCAGTCTACCCCCGCTGATCTGAACGAAACCTCGCTTGAGGCCGCTGTCATTCAGATTGCTGGTTGGAAGGACGAGCGCGGTCTGCTCATCGCGGCTCGCCCGCGTAAGCTGATCGTTCCGCCGAACCTGATGTTCGTGGCTACGCGCCTGCTGGAGACTGAACTCCGCACAGCAACTGCCGATAACGACATCAACGCGATCAAGACCAACGGTACGATCCCGGAAGGTTACTCTGTAAACCACTACCTTACAGACACCGACTCCTACTACCTCTGCACGGACGTTCCGAACGGCATGAAGCACTTCGTTCGTACACCGATGTCTACATCTATGGATGGCGACTTCGACACAGGCAACGTGCGGTATAAGGCCCGAGAGAGGTACAGCTACGGCGTGTCCGATCCGCTCGGCATCTGGGGCTCCCCCGGCGCTTAATCGCCCACTACAACTTAAGAAAAGGCCCCTTCGGGGGCCTTTTTATTTGTGTTAAAATTCAAGTACCCCCAACACTTGGGCACCGGGCAACCCGGCCTTTCAGACTGTCCCGGCAGACGCTTGCAGAGACTGACTGGCTATAATCCTGCAAGGATAATACAATGGCGAATACCAGCTTTTCCGGCCCCGTAAAGGTTTCTAGCACCTTCACAGTGGCTACTGTTCCTGACGCGACTCTCAGCGAGGGCGGTCAGATTTATGTGGACAACGGCGCGAACGGCGCTCCCATCATTGCCTTCTCCAACGGCTCCGCTTGGCTTCGCGTTGATACACGCGGCGTGATTCAGGCCACTTAATCGGCGGGGCTTCTGCCGCGCCTTCCAGTGCTGCTGTGCCGTAATCCGGCCTTTTGATTAATGAAAACTTTACCTGACCAACCACACATGTGCCCCCTGACGCCAGATAATGGCGTTGGGACGGCGCATACGATCACAAAATTGGAGACTTAAATGGCTGAAATTGCTTCAGTATCACAACGCGGCAAATACGAGCCATTTGAGATTCAGGTTGCTCGCGGTCAGATCGCTTGGCACAACGCTCTTTTTAAATTTGGTATCAATGCAGACGTTGGCTCATCTGTTGAGACAGTGTGGGCGCAGGGCGGCACTTATGCTTACCTTGATGCCGCTACTATCTTAAAAATTTCTAGCAGCAGCGCCAATGACACTTCTGCTGGAACTGGTGCAAGGACAGTTTACATTTCTGGCCTTGACGACAGCTACAACGAAATCAATGAAGTCGTAACGCTGAACGGCCAGACAGAAGTCAACACAACAAAAAGCTACCTGCGTGTTTTCCGCATTTATGTCGTGACTGCTGGTAGCGGCGCGACTGCCGCTGGAACTATTTACGCAGGTACTGGCACGGTAACTTCTGGTGTCCCCGCAAACATTTACGGGATTATTGGTATTGGCGCAAACCAAACCCAGATGGCTCTGTGGACCGTCCCCGCTGGTTACACGCTCTATCTTACGGGCGTTTTTTATTCTTCTGGTGGTACCACAGCAAACGCATTTACCAACTTCCAGCTTAACCAAAGGTCGCTCGGTGGTGTTTTCCGCCAGCAAAGCTCGACCAGAGTTGCCGCAAATGGATCTTTTGTTCTGGATCTTCACACACCTCTTCGCTTCCCGGAAAAGACAGACATTGAGGTTAGGGCGGTAACTTCATCCGGATCTGCAAGTGTATCCGCTGAGTTTGAAGGCATCTACATCAAAAACGATGGTGCATAATGGCCAAATCCCCTGCTTGGACTCGCAAGGAAGGTAAGAACCCCAAAGGTGGTTTAAACGCTAAGGGTCGTGCCTCCGCAAAGAAGCAGGGTATGAACCTCAAGCCTCCGCAGCCTGAAGGTGGTGCCCGCAAGAAGTCATTCTGCGCCCGGATGAGCGGGATGAAGAAGAAGCTCACCTCTTCTAAAACTGCCAAAGATCCCAACAGCCGCATCAATAAATCCCTCCGGGCGTGGAATTGTTAGATGGGACGCACCAACGAAGCATTGTGGTCGAGGGCTAAGGCTGAGGCTAAGGCAAAGATGGGCGGTAAACACTCCGCCCGAGCCATGCAGCTTGCTGGAAAGATCTACAAAAGCAAAGGTGGTGGATATTCTGGCGAAAAAACTTCCGCCCAGAAGTCCATGAGCAAATGGTCCAAGGAAGATTGGGGCACAAAAAGCGGGAAGCCATCCGGAAAGACAGGCGAACGCTATCTCCCAAAGAAGGCCCGCGAATCTCTCACCTCGAAAGAATACGCCGCCACAACCAAGGCAAAGCGTGAAGGCACAAAGAAGGGCAAGCAGTTTGTCCCGCAACCCAAAAAGATAGCCGCAAAAACGGCGAGGTTTCGGTGAGTATGGACAAAGTTGAAGTTTCGGTTGCGAGAATGGAAGTGCAGGTAGAGCGTCTGGAGAAGGATGTTGCCGAAATGAAGGGCGACATCAAGTCAATTCTTGCAACCCTTGATAAAGCAAGTGGTGGCTGGAAGATGCTTATGCTTGTTGGTGGTTTGTCTGCCGCAATCGGTGGCTTTATGACGAAGCTAATGACTGTGTGGCCCTTCGGACGCTGAAATGACACGCAAAAGAACAGACAACATTGTTGTCCATTGCTCGGCAACGAGAGCCATCCAAGACATTGGCGCATCCGATATCAGGAAGTGGCACAAGGCCAAGGGGTGGGAAGATATTGGCTACCATTATGTAATACGGCGCAATGGTAAACTTGAGCGTGGAAGGCCTGAAACGGCCATAGGATCTCATGTGCAGGGTCATAACGCCAACAGTGTGGGTATCTGTCTTGTCGGAGGTTTGAATGATAAAACATGGGACCCCGAAGACAATTACACCACGGCACAATGGGCAACTCTCAAAAAGTTGATTGCTGATTTGCTAAAGAAATATCCCAAGGCAAAAGTTTTGGGACATCGGGATTTCCCGAAAGTGCAGAAAGCTTGCCCCTGCTTCAACGCAAGGGACTGGGCAAAGAAAAATGGTTTTCCAATCTAGGAGATTGATATGACGAAGGATATGGTTTGGGGCATCGCCCGCGCTGTGCTTGCGGCTGGTAGCGGTTATCTTGTTGGTACTGGCCTTATTGATCAGGCTATGGCCACTGAGATTATCGGTGCTCTTGGTGTGATCTTCACAGCCGCTTGGTCGGTCTGGTCGAAGAAGTGACATTAATCGAGGCGGCGCTGCTTGCTGCTGTACTCGCTGGCGTGGTTGCTGGTGGGGTTCTTGCTGCACAGCGCCCCTCATTCTGGTTTGGTCTCGCTGCTGTCATGTTTCGTGCCGGGATGCCATACCTTAACGAATACTTAACGAAGCGCATGCCTCCCGAAGAGGAGGAAGAGTGGCGTAAATGCCAGCTTCGGGGCGGTAAATGGAACCACAGAAAAAAGCGGTGTGAATGATGGCTGTAGGTCGCGGAAATATGGGCAAGCAAACCACCCGCCCCGGCAAAGTCAGCCGCGTAATGAAAGAATTCAAGGTTGGCACTTTAAAATCTAGTTCTGGCCAGAAGGTCAAGAAGAAGAAGCAGGCCATCGCCATTGCGCTCTCTGAGGCGCGTAGACCCCGCAGACCCCGCCGTCCAAAGAGAACGCTTTGATGAGCAAGAAGAAAGTAACAGCACCGCTTACATATAATCCGGGGAAAGGCCGTCCCAAGGAGCATCTTGCCTATCTCAATTATCAGGAGATGCAGGCTCTCAAGCGTTTAAACGGAAATAATCAAGAAAGAGGCCCGAGAGGTCTTCCGTCCTTTCCTCCCGCTGGAGCAATGAGCGGTGGCTCCGCAAAGAGCCCCGCCTCCACAAGCAAGGCGGCAGGTGCAGGATCAAGGCCCTCCAGCGGTGGCCGTGACGGTGGCATCAGAGATAGCGTTGGAGCGAATCGACCATCATCTTCCGGGGCCAGCAGAGGAGATGTTGGTGGTCGCGACAGTGGCACCAGAGGTGGTGTAGGGGCAAATAGGCCATCATCTCCCGGGGTCAGCAGAGGAGATGTTGCTGGGCGTGATGGCGGTATCAGAAATGTTGCTGGGGCAAGCACACCTGATAAATCTGCGATAAGCTCTGCAAACAGGACCAACACAGTAAGCGCACAGAAGTCACCCGCATTCAAGGCTGATACGGGCCGCACGGTCAATGTCGGCCCTATGGGAACGCCTGTAAGTGTGAAGGCTCCTCCCGGTGGGAAGATCAAGGGGGCAATTCAAAGCGTAAAAGCTCCAGCACCCCTAAAGCAAAGCGTGAGCCGTGGAGTCACCGTTCCTGCTGCAACAATGACAACGCAGCAGATGAAAAATCTGTATAGCCAATACCAGCAGCCTCCGTCTCCACCTCCAACAGAAAAGCAAATCGCACAAAAGCTTCGTGAAGCATATCCTGATCGTTGGGGTAGGTATACCGTTGATGAGGTGGCGGAAACTGTAAAAACATTTGCTGGAGCGCTGCCCGGAGAGGCAGATATAAACAGGTATTCTGCTGGCTCCATGCGAAACCTTGCACAGGTTGGAATTAATCAGGTCAACCGTAATATCACTCCCAAGGGAATGCTTAAGGCTATTGATACAACTGGCTTGGACATTAAGAGAGGGACTCAAAGCCTTGCCATGCCGGGGCCTTCGTCAATGGGTATGACAAAGAACTGGGCAGACCAGAATCTTGCTCGCCAGTCTTATGAAACAGCACTTCGCTCAATTGAAAGCGCCGTTGAAAATAAAGGTGTTGCCCCTCAAGCGCGCAACGCAACAAATTTTGTTGCGGCTGGTACACCAATGGTCAGGGGTGTTAAATCTGTTGGGGCTCCTGTTGAGGGCACACAGTTTGGTGTCGATCCCGCCGGAAGAGCAGCCGTTGCAAATCGCAACAGAATTGTTGATATGAAGAGGGATTATGCACAGTACCGGACTCCGGGTGCTGATGTGAGAATTGTGCCTGCTTCTGCATCTTTTGAGTCAGCAAGTCAAAACATGCAACGTCCACCAACCGTGGGAAGAAGTGCTGTTGTGCCGACAGATGCTGGCATAATTGGCGGTTTTACAGGCAAAAAGCAAATTTATGACCGAATCCCACCGGAAAATGCAGATCGCTATCCAAATTATGGACCTCCAAGTAGGAATCGGGGATTAGGCGGTTTAAATCCTGAAACATCAAACATAAAACCTTTTGGCCCGTCTGTTTTGTCGGTGGAAGACCCGGAAAACTTAAGGTACAAAAAGGCAACCCAAGAAATGGGAAGGCTTCCGGGAGGCTATAGGAATGAGGCTTCAGTAAGCCCTTCTCAAGAGCCAGCAGCCCCGTCTCAAGACATTACAATCACAGAAAAAGCAGAGCTTGCTCAGGAAAAAGCACGAAAACGTGCAGGGCAAGCAAGAAAGGGGGCACAAACAGCTTTAAATTTTGTAGCTGCGCCTCTTGGGACTGTAGTTGGCGAGGGACTTAAGGCTCTTGATGCCCAAACTCAGAAGCTTGTTGATGCCTACCAAGTTGCTGGAATGCCCGAAAGAAAAATCATGGAGGAAAAGTATCCAAACCTTATCCCCAGAGCAAATGAAATGGGTATCACCCCTTATTATCGGGGTGAGGAAGGGATGGACAGGTATAATTCTTGGGCTGAAAAGTCTGGCCTTCGCGCTCCTCCCAGCCGAGAAGGCGGTGGGGAAAATTCTGGCATCGCCTCTCTTGGTGGTAGGCCAAAGGGCGACGAAACAACGACCCCGACACCTGACACGCCGTCCACCACTCCCGGACGCCGCCCCGACATCTATTACATGTGGGATCTTGGCATAAATATTCCATCTCCGGGTGATCCGAACTATACTCAGTATCAGACATACTTGGCTGAAAGGCTCGCGGCTCAGCGGGCAATGGGATAAATTTAATGTCGAATAAGCAGTCTATTGGTGCCGTTGTGACTCTCTACAAGACCAAGCATCGCCGCAGAGCAAAGCCTTTGCATCTTCGGGGTTCAAAAAAGCTTGGCCCGAAGAGCGGTGATAGGGGCAACAGGGGAAGCTTTTAACGAAGTCGGGCGGTGAGCGTTTGGGTAGGCGGCTCCTTTAATCGGCGGATGCCTCTTGGAGCGGGGCTCACATTAAGGTTTAAACATGACAACAAGCGGCACAACAACTTGGGACCCCGATATTGGGGAGATCGTGGAAGAGGCGTTCGAGAGAGCGGGCCTCGAACTCCGCTCTGGCTACGACCTTAAAACGGCTCGCCGCAGCCTTAACTTCCTTTTGACCGAGTGGGCAAACAAGGGCTTAAATCTTTGGACTGTTGCTTCCGGCACTCTCACACTTGTGCCGGGTCAAAAAACCTACACCACCGCTGATGGTCTCCCGGCTGACGCTGTGGATTATATCGAGCATGTGACGCGCACAAGCAGTGCGGGAATTCCCACCGATATTTCGCTCAACCGCATTTCTGTTTCGACCTATGCCAATATCCCGACAAAGGAACAGACTGGCAGGCCGTATCAGATCTATGTGAACCGCGCGACATCCTCTCCGCAAATCACGCTGTGGCCTGTTCCTGACTCCAGCACGCCATACACGCTGGCTTATTGGTACATGAAGCGCCTTGATGACGCGACCAATCCAATCAGCCAAACCATTCAGGTGCCGTTCCGGTTCTACAACGCCTTAACTGCGGGGTTGGCATATCACATCGCGCTCAAGCGTCCCGAGGCTCAGGACCGCATTTCGATGCTCAAAGATTTGTACGACGAGGCCTTCCAATTGGCCAGCGATGAAGATAGAGATAGGTCCAGCGTAAGATTCACCCCGTTTGTTGGATACAACTTTTGATGTCGTTTTATGCCTATATTCACTGCAAGCCTGATGGTACTCCTTTTTATGTCGGGAAGGGAGCAATTGAAAGAGTCAGGCTTCGCAAGAGAAAGCATAATAAGTGGCACCAAAACATAGTTAATAAATACGGGCAAGAAAATATATTGGTGGGCTCGCTTGAGTGTTCATCTGAAGAAATATCATTTGATCTTGAGAAGGGCCTTATAAAAAGGCTCAAACTCATGGGTGTTGAGATTGTAAACCAAACAAGCGGTGGGGACGGCAGGAGTGGCTCTGTTGTTTCAGAAGACGTAAAGAAAAGAATCTCTGAGAAATTAAAGGGAAGCAAGAATTTTCTTGGGCAAAAGCACTCCCCAGAGGCTAGGGAGAAGATAAGCAAAAGTCTATTGGGTAATAAGCGTGGATATGGTAAAATATTCACAGAAGAACACCGTGAAAAGTTAAAGATTGCAGGCACGGGGCGTCTCCTTAGTGAAGAGACAAAGGCAAAAATTGCCAGCAAACTTGCCGGGAACAAAAATTGCCTTGGGAAGAAGTGGATAACTGACGGCGTTAAAAACAAAAAAATAAACGCTGGCGAAGACCCTCCACTTGGCTGGAGATTTGGCAAGATTTTGAGGGGTGCTATATGAGTGTACCGTATGCAAGAGGCAGGCGGGCGTTCGGGTTTTGCGACAC